CGTTTATTTGCTCCTTTGCTTTTGCCGAGAATAAAAAGATGGCTGGCAATGCAGACATTATAAAACTAATCAAACGTGACGAATCTCTACACTTGGCCACTACCCAAAGCATACTAAAGATTCTTCATAGAGAAGAGTCTGAAGGGTTTATAAAGACCTCTGAACAGTGCGAAGGTGCTGTCATAGAGATGTTTGAAAGTGCGGCTGTAGAAGAAAAGGAATGGGCATCATATCTCTTTAAGGACGGTTCCATTATTGGACTTAACGAAACGGTTCTACATCAGTATATTGACTGGCTTTGTATGTCTAGAAGAAAAGCTATCGGTTTACCGTATGATAACGTTGGTAAAAATCCAATAGCAGGATGGACTCAGGCTTGGATGCAAAGCGAATCTGTTCAGGTTGCACCACAAGAACATGAAATCACTAGTTATAAGATTGGTGCTAGTAAAAACGACTTAGAGGACATGGATTTTGGAGATATAAAACTATGACAAATAAAGATAAAAACCTAAGAGCATTAATAGACAATGTTGTAGGTTGGCACTATGACAGAAACCTCATTGAAGGAAGCACAGACAAAGATCAGGTGCTAAAATTAGCACAAGAGCTTGGAGAGCTTTCAGACAGTGTGTGTAAAGGAAAAGATATTAAAGATGACATCGGAGATATGATGGTTGTTATGATTAATATAGCGGAAAGAAACGGAGTTATATTAGCTGAATGTTTAGAAAAAGCATGGAGCGATATTAAAGACAGGAAAGGTCAGATGGTAGATGGAATTTTTGTAAAAGAAACAGACCTTTAAACCTAATATACACAGATTCAACGGCACAATATATTTAATTATATTACATATGCTCATCTGTATTATTTAAACCAGCAGGGATTATAACCTAAATGTCAAAATCTAGAAGAAACAGAAGAGAGAAACTTAGAGAAAACAAGAAGCCAAAAGTTCAATACCTAGAAGCAAAAACCGAAAACCAAGCAAACTACATTAGATCCATCATAGAGAACGACATTATTTTCTGTTCCGGCCCGTCAGGGTCTGGGAAATCCTTTATAGCCGCAGGAATAACAGCAGAACACTTACACAGAGGTGAAGTAGACCAAGTTATAGTCACTAGACCTTTGGTTTGTACTGGTCAAGAGATTGGCTCATTGCCCGGAGAGGTTGGGGAGAAGATAGCACCCTATCTTTTACCGATGCAAGAAAACTTAAAATACTTCCTTGGCCAGTCTTACTATGGGTTGTATGATAACGGAGGTCAAATACAGTATAAGCCGTTAGAGATCATGAGGGGGTCTACCTTCCATAACTCATACATGATACTAGACGAGGCTCAAAACTGTACTGTTGAGCAAATAAAAATGTTCATAACTAGAATGGGTCAAAACAGTAAAGTGTTGATAAATGGAGATATAAATCAAGATGACCTTAGAGGTAGAAGCGGTCTGGATCACTGTATGGACAGGCTAAGAGATATCGAAGGGGTAGGCTTATGTGAATTAGACTACGAAGATATTCAAAGAAACGACATGATAGGAAAAGTCCTACGAGCACTGGAGAATTAATGTTATACGATTACGAATGCGACCGTTGCAACCACCTTCTAGAGGATGTCTACCAATCCGTAAAAGACGACCCGCTGGTAAACTGTCCAAGCTGCGGAGAGGACACTCTAACGAGGGTCATAACAGGAGGGGCTTATGCGTTTGTTAAAAACACGGGAACTATAGGCGGCTTGGCTGATAAGAATGCGATAAAAAATAAAAGCAAAATTAATGAAATTCAAGCAATGAAAAGTGAATCAAAACCCAAGTCGGATAAGCCCGACTATCATGGGGACTCAACCAACAAGGAGATAAGCAAAATGACAGCGCAACAAAAAGATAATTATATTATGAGGGGTAAAAAATGAATACTGACCACAGTATGAACTATATAGAGTCTAATGACGGTATTGAGCCAATAAAGAAACGGGAATACCTGTTTAATGCGGCTGGTCAAAATTTAGAGTCACCAAAAGAGAAAGTTTACGGAAAAATTGTTGCAAAAAGCAACCGAGACTACTATTATATTAGGGTGCATCAGAACGTTCCTTATGACCCTCTAGGTGCTTACTCAAAAAGAGAGCAATATTTAGAGACCGAGATGAAACAGGTTTCAAAAGTAACATTTGACTTTTATATGTTGTACCTTAAAACTAAAAATTCTATTTATATGACCAGAGCTAGAAGGGGACTATTAGATGACTAAAAAAGGACCACTAAGTAATAAAGATAAAGAGTATATTGAATCTAACAAGGATGTTGAAACCGCAGAGTTGGCAAAGAAACTGGACAGAGCCGAAGGTACAGTGGAGAAATACCTGAACGCATTGCCAAAGAAATCGTCACATGGATTCGATTCGTTCGCTAGGAATGAAAAGGGAGCTACTGTTATGACTCAAGCGGCATCAGAAGTGGGTGATCAATATAAGAAAACCACATCGTCCAAAAGGACGAGGAGTTGCACAACGAGTATCAGAGAGGCACACGATTCGCGATGAGCAATCAATGGTTATCAAAATATAGATCTAATAAAAATGCCGTGTGGATCAAATGCAAGCTCACCAACGGTGAACAGTATTATTGTGATAAGTTCGCTGGTTGGATCGGTATCAAAAAGACGTGTGAAAAAGAGAAATGTTTTATTAGTGAATTAAAACTATCGTTTAGATCTCACGAGGTCGATATTGATTTAGAGGGGGCAGAGGCAGTTTACCTAATTAGGTCGGCTATGGGTAGCTTCGGCTCCGAAACAAAACACTATTATACAACTGGAGTACTAAAAGATGGATTAGTCTATAAACAGATGTGGCTCATTCCTGAGCTAGTGGTTGATAAAGAACTTAAAGATGATTTAGGTGAGTGTTTTAAACAGGCTTTAATATATAATGAAGAAAAGAAATAGAACTGACAAGAGTAAATACAAACATGAGTCTACTGGAGATCACTGCACCTGCGCAGCATACGTCGCAGAAATTATGTGTAGAAGAAATGCCGAGAACAAAAATGAAGGATCGTTACCTTTTAAGTTTTGGAGTAAAAAGCCTTGGGACTGGACTTTTAAGCGTCAGCTATTTGCTGCAAACGATCTACTAAAAACTTTTTCAGAAGAGGTCTTAGTTAAAGCGATCCATTCAAATGATTTTAGAGGAATTTTCTCGCTGTACCACCCAAAGACGACACGTACACTTAAAAAATATGAAATACTACTAAGTGAACAAGAGTCTAAACCAAAACGAGAGATTAAAATTAAAGAGAACGCCAAAAACCGAAAGAAAAGTTATGGCGGGAAAAACATTTTGAGCAAACTTAGGAAAATAGAAAATGGCCAAGAAGAAGAAGACATCTAGTACGACCGAAGACAATCCAATTCTCGCGACTCTCTCCAAGAAATATGGAAAGATCATTCAATCTGGAACTGAAGTTCTAAAAAGATTAGAGACCTATGAGACTATTGGGATTTCCCCAGCGCTAGATATTGCGCTTGGAGGAGGAATTAGAGAGGGTCAGTGTGTTATAATGACAGGTGACCCAAAGACCGGAAAGACGACGACGGCTCTTTACTTTGCAGCTAAAGCTCAAGCTGTGGGAAAAAAGGTTTTTTACCTTAATACCGAAGGTCGCTTAACAAAAGAAAATTTCCGTGGCATCAAGGGTTTAGATATTGATAAAATCACTATTGTTCAAGCCACAGATGAGACACCTATTGTCTCCGCTGAAACATACCTAAATGTTTTAGAACGATTAATCAAAGAAGAAGAAGATATCGTTGCTATCGTGGATTCTACATCCAACATGGTTCCACAAGACGAAATTGACGGCGAAATCAGAACGGGTGTACGTAATGCACTTCCCCGCTTATTGTCTATGTTCTTTAAGCGTATTAGCGGCGACGTTGCTAGAATGAAAGCTATCGCCATCTTCATTACCCATAATATCGCCAATACTGGCGGGAGTCGCTGGGCGCCCTCCAAGATGGCAGACTGTGGCAATATGCTGCAATTTCAGGCTGGAACCAACATGGTGATCACACACCGTGGTAAATGGGAAGTCCCCAAAGAATCGGGCAATCACGTTGGCCAAGTTGCTAACTGGATAATTAAAACCTCTGCCGCTGGAGGCAAACCAATGAGTACAGCGTCTAGCTGGATTCGATATGGGATTGGCCTTGACGAAGCACAAGAGGTTGCACAAACAGCTACAGAGTTTGCTATGATCTCCGCAAAAGGAGCGTGGTACACCTTTACAACCTTCGTTGATAATAAAGACAACCCAATTATTAAAAGCTGGTTAGTTGAAAACGAAATAGATACCGAGAACGAAGAGGCGGTAATAAAAGCTTTCAAGTGTCAAGGTATGGAGAAGGTCGTCAACTTCTTGAACAACAATCCCACCCTACTAGATTTTATGTATGATGAGATAAGAGAAGTATTACTATGAAAGTAGTGGGGCTAAATGGTCATGAGTATAATCTCGATCTTAAGAAATACTCTAAACTTAGAAAGGGATGTTCTTATTATCACAAGATAGCTAGAATATTATTACAAGAAATTTTCGCTGGTTACAACGTGTATGAAGAGGTTAAATTGCCGGGGACAGTAAATCCGGCAAAAAAATCTGTCTTATACCTTGACTTTTACATTCCGAATGCTATAATGGGGATAGAGGTTCATGGACAGCAACATTTTAAGTACATACCATACTTTCACAAAAGCAAGGCTGGGTATTTAAGATCAAAAGCTAGAGACAGAGTTAAAGCCGAATGGTGTGAGTTGAACGACATAACACTGGTGGAATTACGATGGGATGAATCATTGGATCATTGGAGAGAAAAAATTGATCGCAGCAGATAGACTTAAAGAATTTTTGGATGGCATCGAAAGTTATATTACAGCAAAGAACATTACTCCCTCTAAGTTTGCTCCAGAGTTTGCTCTTGCAGACTCGTTGAGTACGGAGCAGCTAGAGAGACTTACTCAAGACGATTGCTTTAATTTTGCCTACCATCTCTATCAATACGCAGACCATCTAGCTCGCGAACGAGCACATTGTGAGAACGTCGCTAGGTGGTGCGACAATAGTTTACAGAGCATCATAGCTGAAGCAATACCAGACATGATGGGTGATTATGTTAAGCACGACACTAAGGTAGCTACAATTATAAGAAATAATGAGATTGCAGGAAAAATAAACGAATGGAAGCTAACAGCAGAAGGTCGTTTAGAGAACCTTAAAAGTAGAGAGTATAATGTACGTCGTAAGGCAGATAT